GTGGCAACGTGCTTCAGAAGAAGATAGACCACGTTCTAGTTTCTTTGCTACACCAGAGAGAGGGTATATCTAATGGCACATGCTTCGGGTAAATATGCGAAAGCAATATCTGATCGTAGTGGTATGGAGTTTCCTTACAAAGAAATGGTCAAAGAATGGAATGGTTCTTTAGTTCACAAATCTGAGTTTGAAACCAAACACCCACAATTGGAAAGACAAAAACACGCGGCTGATGCACAAAGTTTACAAGATGCACGTCCCGCGCGCGTGGAG